GTGATCACCTTGGGATGGCTTCCAAGCCATTCCAAGTTGAGTCTTGCGACTTCATGTTTGAAGTCCATGTTCTCCACATGTGCTACCTCAGGGTAGCACCGAGAGAACAGTTTCTTGATGACTGTACTATAAGTGCAGTTACCAAATATTATTTGCACCACGTGCCCCTACATAATAGAAATGGCATGGACTGCGAGTTTGAGGCTGAGGGGTTGCTGTCCCGGTTATTCGGGACGGCCGGTTCCCCCTCACTGGATTCGCAGTCCGCTTTCAAGGAGCTTTTCGGCTTTGACACCGATGAGCAAATGCCATTGTCCCTTGAAGAATTGGCCAAATTGCAAGGCGAAATCACCGCCTCGCTTCAAATGAACAATAACCAATTCGTTGCTAAACATGGTAAGGCCAAGGTGCAGGCCCTTTTGGACCAGCTCAACACACTGGTCCCCCGTGACATCAGTGAGGCTGAAAGACGCCGTCGAGAATTCTTTGAGAGGCAGACTGCTGCTGCCTTCGCTGAACTCCCAAATGATGACACATTTACCGAACAAGATTGGAAGTCCTATTGGTATGCAATGTGGCGGCGAGTTGTGGGTGGTTGCAAATCATACTACCATGGTCTGCCCCGTTGGAGCTCTTTCAAGACACGGCTCTCGCGTGCCACAGAGCCCCTCCGCCAGGTGTTAGCAGTTGCTGCACAGACCTTTGATCAATGTGTACAAACTGACCCTCGCATCTTGGCTATGAATTGTGTGACTGCCTTGAAACCCACTGTTTTAACCATGATATACCAGCAACATCACAACACACCCAGTGGGTGGCTTGCAACCCTTACGGCCCTCTGGGAGGTTTTCCAACCTTCCCTCCCTGCATTAGGCACTTTAGGTACTGGTGTTGCCACAACCTTGGGGCTCGTCGTCAACACCTTGTCACGGTTCTTCCAGAAACTTTGTGCTTACATTTCTGAAACATTTCTTCCCGAATCTCCAACAACCCCAGGCTGGGTTGCCATTGTGGCTGGTGTTCTGCTGTTACTTTTGAAACTCTCCTGCATCCCCAAAGTGTTTTCCCACTGGAGCACGCTTCTCAAGTTGGCCAGTGGTATCACAACAGTCATTGGAGCAACACGAGCCGTGGACTGGATCATGGGGAAAATTCGCGACGCGCGCCATTCTTCCATGTGTAAACAGTTCCTTAGCCGTGTGTCTGCACTGTTGGAGCTCCACTACTCAAAGACTGTCACAGGTGTTGCAGAGAACACAGAGCTCCTCAAGTGTTTCGACCAGCTCATTGATGAAGGAGAAGAATTGGTCTCTGAAATAGGAGGTGGTTCTTTAGCCGCAATAATACGCAGTGGTGTTGACACACTCCAGAGGGTTTCCACAGAAATCAAAGCCACAATCCAACTGGACAACCCGCGTCCAGTGCCCGTATGTGTGATATTCTCCGGACCTCCAGGTATTGGAAAAACCTCTTTAGCATACCACATGGCCAAGGGCATTGGTCTCACCTCCAACTTTTCTTTGGCAAACGATCATCATGATGGATATACAGGTAACCCTGTAGCTATATGGGATGAATATGATACTGACAAGGATGGCAAATTTGTGGAGCAGATGATATCCCTGGTCAACACACAGCCTTGTGTCCTCAATTGTGACCGACCAGAAAATAAGGGCAAGCTTTTTACATCCAAGTTCATTTTCTGCACTACCAATTACACGACCAGTGTGCTCCCAGACAATCCACGTGCTGGCGCATTCTACCGTCGAGTCATCACTGTAGATGTGCGATCTCCTGAAATTGAGGATTGGATGGCAGCACACCCTGGTAGGTCCCCTCCGAAAACTCTCTTCAAAAGCGATTGCTCCCACTTGAAATTAATGGTTAGGCCATATATGGGGTACAACCCTGACGGGGATACTCTAGCTGGCAAACGCGTAAAGCCCACCCCAATCACCATAGCTGGGCTTCATGACATGATTGACAAAAAGTTTGAGGAGCAATCAGGGGAGGTCCGGGGCATTTGGATCACTGTGCCCCGGCGTAGTGTGCAAACAGCCCTTGTTGCTGTCAAGAAGTTTTGTGTAGCCCATCAAGCGTTGTGCCACGTCACATCCACTCCTTCTCCTGAAATTCTACAGTGTGCCACTTTCTCGTGTGTTGTTGTGTCAGATGCGCACCCGCCACCTGGTGCTCCACTTTTGCACATCAAGAATGCACATCTTGAAGTAGACCACACTGGCCAAGCTGTCACCAGCATTTCAGAGAGCCTGCTTGGTATGTTTATTACAGAGCAACGTGTTTCATCCAAGTTGCAAAGGGATATCATGTACAAAGTGTGGTCACCTTTTACATTAATGCAGACTGAGCCATTGAATACACAGTCCCTACCCCCAGTTAGGCGCATAATTTATGCTGACACGCCCATGGATTTCATTGGGGGTTTAAGGCACCACCTTGGCTTTAGTTCAATTCCTGGTCTGTGGCGTGCCCTTAAGCATCTCCCAGACACGCCCTCAATGATAGAGTGGATCACTGACCACCTTTCTCAAGTGCAGTTTCCCAACAACCCCGAATCAACCCTATTTAGAACAGGCAATGGTGATGTCATATTCTATACTTATGGTTCTTTTTATGCTCTAGGCACTTGTGCCCGTGTGCCTGTAGTTAGTGGTGACACAGTTAGCCCTCTCCCAAATGTCCCCCTAAAAATGACTTGGTTTGAAACACTGAAGGCCCTTTGCTCGTCAGCATTGCGCTTGTTCACGGCCATCTCACCATTTGCCATAGCCGTTGCTAATGTCACTTATCTCACCACCCGAGGATCACGTGAAGAACAAGCCAAAGGCAAGACAAAACATGGTCGTGGCGCCCGCCATGCCCGTGGGCGATCCACAGCGCTTAATGATGATGAGTACAATGAGTGGATGGACTTGCGCCGCGACTGGCGTGAAGAAATGACTGCTGACGAGTTCTTACACCTAAGGGATGAAGCTTATGAAGGTATCATCAATGACCGCACCCAGCGGTACAACACCTGGCTTAACCTGCGCAACATGCGCTTAGGCGCTGGAGCGTACCAACATGCAACAATCATAGGCAAGGGTGGTGTGCGCAATGAGATCATACGCACCCAAGTGCTGAAGGCTCCCAGGAAAGGAAAATGGTCACACATTGATTCTTCTGGCCCCATGAATTATTTTGATGAGGCACCGACCCCACTAGTGGAATTTGAGTGTGATGGTGCCCATGTTGGGTGGGGGGTGCACCTTGGGAACGGGCGCGTGGTGACAGTCACCCATGTGGCCACATCATCTAACACTGTGAACGGGCTGCCATTTAAGGTCAAGGACACCGACGGGGAGACCTGCCAGGTTTATGCCACTCTAGGTAACTTGCCACACTACCAGCTTGGGGATGGTGCGCCTGTTTACTACACAACCAGGTACCACCCTGTGCTTGTGATTGGTGAAGGGCAATTTGACACACCTACAACGACTGTCAACGGTTTCCACGTTCGCATTACCAATTCATATCCAACAAAGAAAGGTGATTGTGGACTACCATACTTCAATGCACTGCGCCAGGTGGTTGCCCTTCATGCTGCTGGCAGTACAGATGGGTCAACCAAGTTGGCGCAACGAGTTGCTGAGAAACCGCAAACAGGGGATGCATTCGTCTGGAAGGGATTGCCCGTTGTTCGTGGTAGTGATGTCGGCGGACTCCCCACTGGCACTCGCTACCATCGCTCCCCAGCTTGGCCAGAGATGCGATCTGACGAGACTCATTCACCAGCTCCTTTTGGTTCTGGTGACAAGCGGTATGAATTCTCACAAGTGGAGATGCTTGTTAACAACTTGAGACCATACCTTGAGGAAGTTCCAGGGGTGCCTCCAGCATTACTTAATAGAGCTATTGTTCACACCCGCAATTACCTACAATCAATAATTGGCACTGAACAAAGTGAACCACTTACTTATGCCATGGCATCATCAATGTTGGAAAAAGGCACCTCCTGTGGTCCCCACATTACTGGCCTTAAGGGTGATTACTGGGATGATGAAACACAACAGTACACAGGGTCACTTCGAGAACATCTGGAAGCGGTCTGGAACAAGGCTATGTTAGGGACACCACCAAGCCACGATTACAAATTGGCACTCAAAGATGAGTTAAGACCAAATGAGAAAAATGAACAGGGTAAGAGGCGCCTGCTGTGGGGTGCTGATGCTGGGCTTACTCTCGTGTGTTGTGCTGCTCTCAAACCAGCAGCCGCACGACTGCAAACTGTTGTGCCTATGACACCTGTTGCAGTCGGCATCAACATGGATTCTGCACACATAGAAGTTATGAATGAGTCCCTTAAGGGGCGTGTGCTTTATGCATTAGATTATAGCAAGTGGGACAGCACCCAATCTGCAGCTGTGACAGCAGCCTCACTTGAGATCCTTGCATCCTTCATGACACCAACTCCAATTGTCTCATCAGCTATTGAGGCCCTGAAGGCACCCGCTAGAGGCATGGTCAACGATGCCATCTTCATAGCTCGATCCGGTTTGCCATCTGGCATGCCGTTCACAAGTGTGGTCAACTCCATCAACCACATGCTTTACATCTCTGCAGCTATTCTTCAGGCATACGAAGCACATAATCTCCCATATAGTGACAATGTTTTTAACATTGAAACCATTCACACCTATGGTGATGATTGCCTGTACGGGTTCACCCCCGCAACAGCCTCTCTCATGCAGGTAATCATAGAAAACCTACGCTCATATGGCCTGAAACCCACAGCAGCTGATAAGGGCGAAACCATTGCCCCAGTGCAAACTCCTGTTTTTCTCAAGCGCACGTTCGCAACAACACCACATGGACTGCGCGCTTTGCTTGACACCTCTTCCATTCTTAGGCAGTTCTTCTGGGTGAAAGCCCAACGCACATGTGATGTCTATTCTGCTCCTACAATTGACACCAAATCTCGGGCTGCGCAGCTCGAGGTGGCATTGGCCTATGCTAGTCAACATGGTCATGAGTTCTTCAACAAAGCACGTGAAATCGCTGAGAAAACAAGTGCAGCTGAGGGGTATGTTCTGGTGAATACCAACTACGAACAAGCAACTGCATGTTACAACAGCTGGTACATAGGAGGCACTACACCAGAAATGCCCGCTACCAATGAAGGCTGCGGGCTAATAGTGTTTGAGATGGAGGGCAATGGCTCCCCACGAGGAGGTAACCAGCCTCAATCCCACAATGGTGGCACTTCACCTGCTCAGGCTGCACCGCCTGGCACGACTGGCCCTGCGGAAGCACCCCTTGTACCTGTTAATCCTGAACAGCCCAATTCCATTGCCCAACGCATGGAGCTGGCTGTTGCCACAGGAGCAACAACCTCAAATGTCCCTGAATGTGTGCGGAACTGCTTTGCTCTCCTTCGTACGATTCCTTGGAATTCTCGACAGCCCCAGGGATCTCTTCTCACAGCTGTTTCTTTACACCCTGACATCAACCCGTACACAAAACATCTTGCTCAAATGTTTGCCGGATGGGGAGGGGCAATGGATGTCCGTGTCACGATCTCAGGCTCGGGCTTATTTGCAGGGAAGCTTGTGTGTGGGATACTTCCTCCTGGAGTTAATCCCACTCTTGTCAGCGATCCGGGGGTTCTGCCACACGCTTTGGTAGATGCCCGCGTGACTGAACCAGCATGCTTCAACGTGCCTGATGTCCGCGCCGTCGACTACCATCGCACTGACGGCGATGAGGCAACTGCAACACTTGGCATTTGGGTGCTCCAACCACTAATCAACCCCTTCTCCACTGAAGCTGTTTCAACCGCTTGGATTTCAATTGAGACCAAACCAGGTGGTGATTTTGATCTTTGCTTGATGAAACCTCCTAACCAAGCCATGGATAACGGCACATCTCCATCGTTCCTCTTGCCACGCCGTTTACAACGTTCAAGAGGCAACCGCGCTGGTGGCTATGCAGTTGGAATGGTCATTGTGGGCTCAGCACACCAGGTGAACCGCCACTTCACTGCTCTTGGCACAACATTTGGTTGGTCTACCGCACCTTACGAACCCATGCGATGTGCTTTTGGTGGAGTACATCAAGGGCGTGACACCAACCCAAAAATTGGCTACTACTGGGAGGTTGGTGCTGACCAGCGTGGCCCGCTTTTTCCAAACATTGTTAATCATTGGCCTGATTTTGCAGTCAACACCAAATACACATGGCCAGATGCCGACTATATACCCCATAGTGCGGTTGTTGGAACCTTGGTTTCCTTCCAGGACAATGGAGATGTTTCTGAGGATCAAGTGGCTACTGCATTTGCAATTTCAATGAACACTCCAAGTGGGAGCACAACTGGACGCGGCACAGTCAGAGAAGCATTTGATCCATCCACAATGCATTTGGTCCGCACCAATGGTACCACTCAACCATCTGGGTGGCCAACCGGCTCAAACACTGGAAATGGTTACTTCACACCAATGTGGGGTCATGGTCAGGGTAATGCAATTAATGATAAGATCACCAACATGGAGGGGGCTAATTATACATTTGGAGGCTCTGGCCAAAACAACATAGTCTTGTGGGTTGAAAGAATCTTCTCAGACCATCCTGGTAAAACCACACTTTACTCATCACAATTGGACAGCACTGCGGCCATTTTCCAGTCAGGCCCAGTCAATATACCTGAGAACATGATGGCTGTCTACAATGTCACCACTAATGGGGCTGACTTTCAAGTTGGCATCCGTCGTGATGGCTACATGGTCACATCTGGAACAATTGGTACTCAGCAGGAGCTTGACCCTGACACCACTTTCACTTATGTTGGACTTTTCCCCCTTTCTGCCTCATTGGTTGGCCCACATGGGAATTCTGGACGGGCCCAGATAGCATGGTCATGAGCTGGTTGGTAGGCACTTTGCAATCTCTTGGTGGGCTCACTGACGTTGCGTCCACCATTTCTGGCATGGTTTATCAACATAGACATCTTGACCAACTGAAAAGACAGAATGATCTACAAGAACAGTGGATGGCCCGCAATGAACAACTGCAGCGAGATGCAATGCAATTAACTCAGGATTTGGCAGTCAATGCCCCAGCGATGAGAGTGCAGGCCGCTCTCAATGCTGGGTTTGATGTGGTTAGTGCGCGCCAGCTTGCCGGTTCAACTGAGCGAAGGATCAACGGCTATTTGGATCAGCCAATTCGCACTATTGATCAGGCAATGGCAGTGCAGTCTAGGGGCAATTTGACTTCGTTGTCGAACGCCCTTGCCACTTACCAAAAAGGCACTCAATTTGGACTCAAACAACCCAAAGGATTTAAGAGCCCAATTGCTGCTGAACAATCTCGTGGTCCAACCATTACACTTGGCCCTCCCCCACCATCTACTAATCTATAAATCAATCTTTTATAAATTTGTGCAAATTTCTTTTTCTTCCTCATGGTCGCACACGCGTTCGGGTGCGTTGCAGTCAATTAAGCGATTGACGCCATCTTTGG